CTTTTTTCAATAGCACATTTTAAACAACCTTCTCCTAATAAATGATTACTAGTTAACTGTGTAAACACACCATGCTTTTTGCATTCTATATTTATAAAATCTCTTAATGAAAGATATGAATCATTATAAATGTATTTATTTTTATGAATATTATTTGCTTTCTCTAAAAATTCATCATTTGATAATTTCAGATTAAAACTTCGATCTTCAATAGCACAATTGAAACATCCTTGACCTCTTAAATGAGAGGAGGCTTTTTGTTTAAAGATTCCATGTTTTGGGCATTTAATTTTTAATTTATTTTTACCACCTTTATACATCTCAAGATAAATATATTTAAAATTATGTTTTAAATTGGCTTTTTCTAAAAATTCATCATTTGAAAATTTCAATTTATAAGAACATAATGAACATGCAAATCCATTTAAATGAGAATCTGCTCTTTGCTCAAACTTACCATGTTCTGGACAATTAATAATTACCTTATATTTGGTGCCTCGATATTTAACTTCAGTATAATCATATTTATTATTATACAATTTAGAGCAAATTAATTTAAACTCTTCTGTATTGATTTTTTGATATTTCACTTTCTTCGATCAACTGGAGTGGAAGCTCCAACAAACTTACCAAAAGTGCTGCTTTTTGCAGCTATTTTTTGACGAACTTTATCTGCTGCAGAAATAGTTTCATTAGCACCAGCATCTAATTGTAGATTTAAAGTTCTTTGTTCTTCTTTATTTTTTACTTTAGCTTGAAGTTCAAGAGTTTGTTTTTTTAATTGTTCAATCCTATCTGATGGCAATCCTAAACCAGAAAAGAATGAATAAACTTTCACAACATCATCTGGAATATCTACAGTATAAATACCTTTAAAAACTCCTTTAGGAGATCCACAAAGATCATTGAGTATGCTACTGGTATAATTGATAGAAGATGCTGGAACCTTGGCCCAAACTTGTTTATTGGCAGCTACAATAAAACCGACATATTTTGATTGTTTAATATCAAAACCACCAGCTAAAAGATTACTATTAAGATTATTAATTACTGCTTCAGCAATAGCTGTATCATCTGTATATTCAGATACAGATAATTCTCCATAAATTGATAAACCTTCTCCATCTAATAAAATTTTGGTCAATTCCATTCCATCAAGTGACTTGATAGATGAAGGTAAGCAAGAATAAGTATTAAATACATCAAGTGGTTCTACAATAGATTTATTTGCTAAATTAAAAAAATCAAATTGATTTGCATCATGATATATTGACTCAATTTTAGCATTATCTACCACAATTAAATTAGCAATTTTTTTGCTTTTAGCCATAGAAGCTAACATAGTTAGGGTTTCTAATGAATTAGCCTTAGTCTGCACATCATCTGAATCCATTGGTAAAATGGTAATAACAATTATTGGTTTGCCTACTTCTGAAAGAATGCTAATTAATTCTGAAGCACTTCCTGCACCACTTCCTCCACCCAAAGAAAAGCAAAGTACATTAATTTGAGAATTAGAAAGCTTCTCATTAATTAACTGAGCAATTTCTCCTCTATGTGATTCAGCAGCAGCTGCACCAATAGATAATTCTTTAGAGGCACCTCCAATGCCATAATTTAATAATAATTTATTAGAGTCTGGGAGAGCTGCTAAACCTTTTAAATCAGTGGCAGCTGTATTGACAGCTATAGCATCATAACCTTGAGTAAACCAAGTAGCTGCTAAATTTCCACCTGCTTGTCCTGAACCTACTACGCCAATATTTAAACTTCGTTCTTTTTTAGCTATAATTTTAGCGGCCATTTTATTCTCCTCTTGCTTGACTTGACTTTTAGCTCGTAATGCTGCTAATTTTCCAAGATCTACTGATTCATCAACTTTTTTAACTTCATTTTGAGAAACATCATCTTCAATATTTTGTGCTTCTGATGTTTCGATTATATTTGTTGCTCCCATAACTGTCTCCTTATTTATAATATTGATTTTTGAAAATTTTCATTTTAAGAAATATTGATTTAACAAATACCAATCAATTGTTTGATCTAGTCCATATGATAATTTAATTTTGGGAAACCATCCTATTTTTTTTATTTTATCGCAATTAATAGAATATCTAAAATCATGTCCTGGTCTAGGATCTGGAATATGAGATATTAAATTATGTCCTTTATCCATCTTATTGCAAATTTTTTGAATCAATTCTAAATTGGTTATTTCTTGATTTGCTGAAATATGATATATTTCATTTGGCTGACCATTATTAATGATAATATTAAAAGCTGCGCAATTATCAAAGACATGTGTCCAATCTCTAATTTGTAACCCTTGTCCATAAATTGGAATCGGTTGATCATTAAGAATACATTTTATTACTTTTGGAATTAATTTCTCTGGAGTTTGTCTTGGCCCATAATTATTAGAGCTGCGAATTATATTATAAGTTAATCCATATGAATGATAAGCTGCTTTAATTAGCATTTCTCCAGCCGCTTTGGTGGCAGCATAAGGGTTTCTTGGATTTAATGGAGCATCCTCTGTCCAAGAAGGATCTTCAATTTTAAGGCTACCTAGCACCTCATCAGTGCTAACATAAATAATTCTTTTAACTTTATGTTTAACACAAGCATTAATAATATTTTGAGTTCCCAAAATATTATTTTGAATAAATTGATTGGGACTAATAATTGAGTCATCAACAGCTGTATAAGCTGCCCCATGTAAAACTACATCGGGTTGTTCAAATTGAAAAACTTTGTCTATAATATGTTCATCACAAATATCAGCTAAATGAAAAGAGTGATTTTTGTGATAATAAATGGCATTGGCATTACCTACAATTTTATCTACTGATGATAATATATATGGTAACTTTTCATAAGTTGCTTTTCTAATAAAATTAGAAAGAATAAATGAAGCTGATCCCGTAATTAAAACTTTCATTATGTGCCTTTATAATTGTCTCATCAAAGATATAATCTCTTGTTCATATTGTAAAGATTGTTGATATCCCAAATAATTAAATCTTAATACTTCTTTTTCATTAACACAAATTTTACCAAGAAAAATTGATAATGGCATGATCCAAATAGGGTAATCTCCAAATTTAGAATCTTTAAAAATAGACTGATAAATTACTATATCTTCTAAGGAGGAGGCATCTTTACCAGATCCTAAAATCATGTAAATTTTATTATCATGACTTCTATAAAATCCTGTAGTAATTTTATTATTCTGATCTGTGGTTAAAGTTTTTAATGCATTTTTCATTTGTATAAATTATAATTAGAATCTCTAAGATAAAGTTCTTGATCTAATTTCCAGCGATATTCCCAGTTATTTTTTAGAGTAATAACATTATGTGTTAAAAACAGTTTATTAACTGGATTTTTTTTAAGAGAGGCAGATTCTTCATGGAAGATATTTGTTTGCCCACAATAAATTACTTTCTTATTTAAATTGTATTTTATTGATAGACAGAAATCAATATCACAAAAAGCCCATTTTTGCTCTTCTTGCATTCCAGGCAGCCCAGATTTATTATTTGTATTAGCTTTTTTATAATACTCTGCTTTAGTAAGTAGAACCGCCCCTGTAACAGCTTGGAACTCTCTATTTTTTTCTGCATTAACATCTGAAATGTTTTTAGCTCTAAAATGCATAGGCATTTTATATTGATTATGAAATATTACTCCTGCATGTTGTAACATATTAGAATTAGGATATAATAATCTAGCTCCTACTACTCCAACATTATTATCATTTTCTATAATAGAAACCATGTTTTTAATTGATTTTTTATCATTAAAAATAACATCATTATTTAATAATAAAATATAATCATTATCTTTGGGAGCGGCTTGATTAAAACAATAATTCATTCCTTCAGAAAAATTCTGAAGGTTATTTGGATAGGCAATTACTTTTATTTTCTCTCCCCAAGTTGAGGCAATTTTTACTGTATTATCAGTGGACCCATTGTCTTTTATTAGCCACTGATAATCTAATCCTTCTAGAGCAGGAAGCAAGCTTTCTTTTAATTTTATTAATTTATCTAAACCATTCCAGGATAAAGTTTGAATAAAAATCATGTTAAAATTGCCTGTTCTGTAGCTAAGTAAACTTTACTAAATAAAGTTGGATTTAAATTATGCACATCATCTACATCAGGCACTATATAAAAAATATCCTCTATAATCTTTAACTTTAAAAATTCACCATCTTCTGTTTCAACTTCTTCAGAATATAACATTTCAATCTCTGCATTCTGATTATATTTTGATAACTGATCAATTAATTCTTTTATTTTCATATAACCTCTTTGTAAATTACCATCAATACAAAGCTGATAGTTTTTTTTCTTGTAATTTCAGATCGTCAATTCACCAACACAAGTCTTATCAAGAGATCATAAACCAACTGATAATCCGCCCATAACTAATACATTCCCATCTGTGCCAACTGCAATAGAAGGTCCAAGATAAAGATTATGCATAAATGGAAGCTGTTGTCCTATATTATAAGCTCCTGGAGATAATAAAAATTGCACTTTTCTGGAGACAGTGCCAAAACCTACACCAACCTGAATTAGAGAAAAATCAGGTGTGTTTAAATATTTTCCATAAGAAGAAGTGGCAAAATTAATAGATGGAGTAAATTCTCCTTGTATGGGTCTAACTCCAATACCACCATTAATAGCTAAAAATAATCTAGGATTCCAACCAGTAAATTTAGCAGTTGGATATTGTTGTTGAGTAGTGGCATTTTTGATAGTGAGATCATATTCTTTATTATTGACATTAACTGAAAATTTATTATAAACAGAGATTTGTTTATTTTCATCAGTGGCAATAACAGAAGTTACATGATATTCTCTTGGAGATATATTAAGACTCCAAGGAGCTTGTTGCCAAGCAGAAAAACCTACAGATCCAATAGGCACTTTGGTATTAGTAAAGTCCTCAAATATATTTAAATTTTGTTGTTTAGTTAAATAATTATATGGATCTGGACAAACTCCATTTTGACAAGTTAATGTCGGATGTGGGTTGGTTGTTCCAACTCCCGAAGATGGAAGATTAACTTTATGTTGACCCGAACTATCTACAGTAATAGAATTGGCTGCTGTAATTTCAGCATGTAAAGAAGATATATCATCTTGAATGGCTTTTAAATTAACTCCATTGCTGGTAATAAATTTATCTATATCATCTTTGGTGGCCCATGTAGATTGAGAGCGCATAATATTATCTACTAATTCTTTTTGAGAAATCATTTGTGTATTAATATTATTTTGCATAGTTGCAATTTCATGTTGCTTATAAATAATGAATGTTAGTCCTGATAAGGCTAAGATTGTTACAATAGCCAATAATATTTTAGTTGATGTTGACATAATTCCTCTACTTTTGAATTGCTG